ATGCATTCCAAAGATCAGTTTGTGTTGATAGAGTACCGGTTATAGTTCCCCATACACTACTTCCTGATAAACTGGCTGGTCCTGGTGGTCCAGCTGGATAAAAATATTCAATGCCTACACTCATCGGTGTAGGAGCAATTACATCCAAATTAATATTAGTTGGAGAAGCTGAAATGATATCTATTTCAATATTATCAGCCATATTATTTTGTCACATCAAAATATATTTCCCAATTACCCTGCATATATGTTTTAGTGCGTGTAGTAGGATAAACAACTTGTAGATCGTATTGGTACGTAGCCGGAGGTATATCTACTTTAATAGCCGGAATAGTTACAGCAGAGAGTGTAGGTAACACTGAAATAGTACTTGTTAATGTAGAAAGAGTTAATGCAACAGGTGCATCATAATCTTCACGTAATTCTATAGAAATTACTGCTCCAGAAAGATTTACCGGTACACCGTTTTCTTTAATACCGATAGCAGGTATACCGTCCCAGGTATCACCTCTTCGATGTTTTGGTATATTATAAATAGCTACATCAGTACTCACCTGATTATTTAAGCGTTTTTTACTGCACGCTTACCAATAACCTTATTAAACAAACAGTATATTAACTCTCTAACTTATTTAAAGCCTGTTGTGTCTCTTCGATCTGATTGGCTAACTGATCATAGGAAATAAGATCTCCTGACTGATAAGCAAGGTTCTTTCTATTGTTAAGATCATTTATCTTATTTCTTAAAAACGTTTTTAGTTCTTCTATGTTCATAATTTTACCAGAATAATAAGCATCTCCAGAATTCCTGGCCACCGTTACGGATCATATAAAGATATTTTAGGTTATCTTCGGTTGTTACTACTTCCATTCTATTACCAACAGCAGCCGTACCTTGGGAATACGGCGTAGTTGATGAGTTAACAATATCATTAGAAACTATATCGTAATAATAACATCTGCCAGTAGCATCCTTTTGGAAGTATATTCTATCAACACCATCATAAGCATATGATGTACCTGTTGTTAATGTTTCGGTTAATGGGAAGAACGTTATTGGTTCGTATACTTCTGTTGTTATATTGTAACGACCTAATTCAGCTGTAGCATTACCTCTGAACATATAGAGGTATTTGTTGTTTAATGATGGTTTTGTTGAATTTCTTGGAACAAAAATACTATTTCCGGCACCTCTTGTTGTTGGTTCGATAATAGAATATGATGTAGTTGTATCAACAGTAAATGATATTGCGTTAAAGGTTAGTCCGGTCTGACTGTTAGTTGTAATAGTTGCTTCCTGTGTAATACCTGTACCGCCGACTAAACGAACTCTCTTACCAACCATGGAATTTGTAGCCCAGTTTTGTGTCGTATCAAATAATGTTGATGAAGACCCAGATGTTGCTTGTCCAAAGCCTTCCATAATTTCATATACAGTTGTATTATCAACAGTAAATGACTGTGAAGCAAAGTTAAGGGTATTAGCTGTATTTGATGTGATTGCAATTTCAGCACCATTACCTGTACCAGCAATGATTTTAACTTTTCTCGCTGTATTACTTGCACCGGTTGGCCTTGTATCAGTCCAATAATTGATAGGCCAGTTTTTTGTTGTATCAGTTAAAGATGATGATGTGCCACTTGTTGCAATGCCTGATTTACCACCAGCTGCTACAACTGCATAAGATTGTTCTGTTGCAAAAGCTTTTTCATCTAAAATTACGTAACGAGATGTACTGTTAGTTGCTGCTGTAATTGTACCCGTCCAGTTAATTGTATTAGAAGTATTAGATGTAATCTTTCTTATTTGTACTGTTGGACTAGGAGCAGCACCAGATGTAATTTGTACTAATTTATTTTGTAATTCATTACTAGCCCAATTTCTTGTAATATCAACTAATGATGTTGTTCCCTGTGCTGGAACTGTAGCATTCTGTGCTGCTGATGTTATAAAGCCAAAACTAGTAACAGTGTTGGTACTAATAATAGTATATGTATTATTAAAGTTAGGAGCAGAAGCTGTATCACCGGTAATTGTTATAGAATCACCTATCTTATAAGGATGAGCGGCAACAGTAGTTACAGTTCCAACTGTTGAAGCAGTATTGCAAGTAATTGTTGCTGCTGAACCACCTGCTGGGAGTGCTGGAACAGTGGATGAAATTGTCATCGTGCCTCCACTACCGGTATAACCCGATCCAAAGGTTTCAATAGATACACCTGTTATAGTACCAGATGAGTTTATGTTTGTTACTCTTATTGATGCACCACCTGTAAAGTTAATAATTGTATCAACATTATAACCAGAACCACCATTAACAATGTTAACTGCTGTAGCTCCACCAGTTGCTCTTGTTATGGAAGTTATTGCTAATGGTTCAAACCCAATACCAGAAACGGCAACAGTTCTTGCAACACCATAATCATAAATCTTACCTGTTACATGTTGATCTACAAGTGTATCATATTGAAAGATAGCGGCCTGTCCGCCACCTTGCCAATAAAATTTGTTTACATCTCTATAGATACCATACTGTGATGTAGAATCAGGAGTTGTTTCCCAACTTTCACCAACAAAGAATGTACTTGATGTGCTTGCTACAATACTTCTATACTGACCAACACCTGTTCCACTAAGGATACCAATAGCGTAATTTGTATATTGATTAGCACTGAGGGACAGCGATGCTAATGATGTATCTGTTAATGTCTTAGCTGTACCTGATGTTGCATTATCAACTAATACATAATTTGGATATTCTAAGAATTTCTCTGAACATGCATCTGTTCCCATCGATACACTAAACAAGTTAAAAGTAGATGTTTTATTATACCAAATATCAGCAATTACATCATAATATGTAATCGTATAACCAGCACCAGAAGCAATAGAAGATATATACCAAATGCCATCCGATAGAATTACAAATTGAGAAGTAGCATCAGGTGCTGTTGCCCAATTAGAATCAACAGTTATAATGTTTGATTCAATCTGGAATATTGTTGGTGTAGTGGTATTTGCTGTTGAAGTAGGAGATGTCGGTCCCCACCAAGGAGTAATAGATGCCCAAGCTGGATCTGAAAATGTTAAGGTATTATAGTTATTATAAAGAATAGGTCTAACTAATGCACCTGCTGTTGTACCATAAATTGTTCTTACCTGATAATCTCTCCATTGATTAATTTTCCATTGTTTTACAGCAACACCAGCAGTATCACCAATAATCTGTGTTGTACTTGTAGATGTAACTAATCCTCTATCTTTAACAATAGGATCGGAAACAGCGGTAATTGTTCTTTCCTGTCCTGCTCCTCTACCAGCAATAATACGAATTTTATAACCAACTAAAGCATTACCTTGAAGAGCAGCTAATTCTAATGTATTTAAACCAGTACCTGCTGAAATTACTCTACCATAATGACCATGCCATTTAGAATAAGTTAATGTCGCGGCATATTGATTACTATGATTGTTGATTGTATTTGACAATGCTTGCCAAGAATCTGTAATTGTATCGTAACGAGAAAACCCTGTAGCACTATTATTTGTGTTATTTAAATAGTAGATGTAACGAGAAGCAGATGTAGGGTCAACGCAGGTTGTATTACCAGTAGTAACTGTGTTAATTGCAGGTCTTGCCCATTCCCAAACTGGTAGGTCTATCTTCGGTTTTAATTTTGATGTTACAGGCATATTATTATATTAAGAAAATTCTAGGTTTGAACGAATTGACGTTTGATAATTTTGACGAGCAGCTTCTACAAATTTCCAAAATTCTGGAACAGTTGCCCAGACGAAAGTCGAGTTCTGACCCGGTGAAAAATTAGTATTAGAAGCAGAATCCCTAACCGCGACTGGTAAGTTAGCTGACCAAGTAGCCTGTTCTATCACTACACGCTGACGTTGGGCTGTATCAACAACTGCCAATGCTTCAGACATCTTTACTAGCTTGCTTAGATAATATGCAATTTCTGCAATAGAATCATCAGTATTAGATAATCTAACAGATGCAGGATTAGCATCTGTATTTGTTATTACAGCTGAAGCAGGATTAACTAATGAAGTAAGCGCTGGCATGAATTTTATTTATTTAATAGAGAATTATATAATCTTCCACCCAAAAGGACCACCGATGTATACAAGTTGGAATTGATATCCACTTATATTAGCAGTTAAAGGTTCATTAAAAGTTTGTAGTAAATTGCCGTTATTGTTTAATATTAAAGGCTTGCTGTCCCAAGTATTGTAAGAATCCACAAACGAAATATTATCTCCTACTGCAGGAGAATCTGGTAAAGTACCAACAATACTCGTGTATCTTGTATCTACAAGATATTTTTGATTTGCAAGAGCACTAAAATTAGTATCTACAAAAGAATATGCACTACTACCCACATCACCTCCTCCACTAGTTGTGACGACAGCAGTCCATGCTCCATTTTTACGAACATATTGAATTCCATTAGAAGGAGCATCAGTGAGAAAATTACTGGAAATTCCTTGATACGCTGTAGAAATATTATAAGCACTATTCCAATTGTTACTATTACCGCCTTGAGATGCTACAATTCCTTGTGATGAAAGATTATTAACAAAAGTATAGTTAGAAGTACTTGCCGATATATTAGAACCTAAGATAAATGAATTTGTACCACTTAAAGTATTATTTTGTCCATTTATTATAGAGTTATAATTACCATAAACTGTGTTTTTTCTACCACCACCAATAAAATTATAATCTCCGTTATATATCGAACCTGATACACCGCCTACAATTGTATTGTAGTTTGCGGTAAATATACTGTTTGGAACCTGTGATGGATTAACAGCAGATATTGTATTATATAAACCCCCTAATATAGAAGAGTTATATATATTCGCATAAAAAACATTACCATAATAGAAATCATTTTCACTATCATAAACAATGGTATTACTTGAATTTGCACCTATATTATTATTATTACCACCAGCTATAATAGACCCATAAACATACCCTGAAGGACCATAACCATAAGATCCAAGATCTACATTAATACTCTGATTATTAAATATGACATTATTTTGACCAGCATTTACTATTGAATAATCACTCTTTACAATATTATTGTTGCCGTTTACAGGTATTATACTACCTTGATTAGGCACGAACCCCGGAATAACATCATCTTGAAATCTCCAAACAATATCAATAGCACTAGCATTTAATTTATTATTAAGTGTTGTTTGTAGATTTGTAACATCAGAAATTGTATGAGTATGAACAGTAGGTGCAGCACCTATTTGTATAGGGGTTGGATAAACGTGACTATGATCCGCTCTAGCTGCGTAAATAGATGAACCTTCGAAATATGTTGTATTATTAAAAGGATCAGCAGCCGATAATGGTTTAGGTATAATTCTATCTTGTGTAGGAGCTTTGGTTACGGATATACCAATCCATGTTGCTAACCAAGGATATGCTGCGTCATCATTTGATTGTGCTAGAGTTTCATAGCCCTCTTCAGAGTTATTAGCAAGTCTATAAAACCATCCAACTCCTTCTTCCCTTATCAAATAAAATGGGAAAATAGTATCGGGTGGCATATATTGGTAATAAAAACCAGGGTAACTCACAAAAAGCCTTTGCCCGTTTACATATACATCACTAGCATTATCGGCATTATATATTAATGGCTGGAATTTAACCCAAGTTGCTGAGTTAGCACAGAGAGTTGTAAAGGAACTATTCCAATTATTTGAATTACCACCAGCACTCCATATTATATTATTAGCACTAATCTGTCCATTAACAGTAAAGTCAACATTAGGAGATGATGTCTTAACGCCGACATTAGGGAATGAACCATTATTGCCGCCTACATGGAATACTTCAATACCTTGATCTAAATCATAGAAAGAAGCAATATCCCCATCTCCATTATTACCAACATACATTGCTGGACCTGACCCAACATGAACTACACTTAAAGCGCTAGTAACAGAGAAGATAGTATTAGCAAACGTTGTAGTACCTGTAGCTGTTAGGTTACCGAAAACAGTTAAATTGTTATTGATTCTTGTAGCTCCAGATATTGTACCGCCTGTAAGATTAAAGAAGTTACTATTAACAAAATCGTTAGTAGCAAAAGAACTAGAAGCACTTTGATACGCTGTAGCGATATTATAAGCACTATTCCAGTTATTTGAATTACCGCTCGAAGTGTAGATAATATTTGTGCTTATAGGCACATTAACAGTAAATTGGTTGGATGCTAATTCTAAAAGATTTGATCTATTATTGTTGCCTGTTCCCCATCCTACTACAAACGGTATATCATTGCTACCTCTTACAGCATTAAACTTGCCAGTTACGAATTGATTTGAGCCGGATACAATTAACCCTTGACCACCGACAGCTGTAGAATTATTTCCATAGACGTAGTTATTATCGCCCCCAAATACAGCAGCAGCACTTATTGTTGCTCCTGCTCTTGGCGGAAATATAGCAGATCTATAACCGACTGCGTAACTAAAGTCACCGTCTACTTCTGCACTATTACCTAACGCTACGTTTCTATTACCACCTGTTGTTCTTGTACTCGTATCAGATGTTGGAAATCTCTGATACATGAAATGTTGTAGAGCTGGTGTATGTTGATGGAAGTTGTCAGTTGATCCTTTATATAAGGCCCAACCTGTACCACCTGTCGTACCGCTCGGTGATCTACGCCACCAATTTCCTGCTGTACCGATAGACATTACAAATCGATTAGAGTCTATAACTTCTCTTACGTAACCATTCCACTCTCCGGGCGGTAGGCCTATTTTTGTTGTCCCTAAAACACTAAGAATTACAGACTCTCCTGCGTATGCATCATGACCTGTCATCTCTACTAATACAAATCGTGGTACGCCAACATAGTTAGCTGAGAGACCAACAGGAGTTCCGTCTATCGCGGTCGGACCATAGGATATTCTAACATTCTTAACGTTGTTCGCATTTAGGTAGATGAGCTCTGTTCCTTTTTTAGTGGGGTACCAATTAGCAGGTGTAAAATCAACAAGAGTAAACACGTATTGATATTTTGTAGCGCCATCTATAGTTACTGCTGTAGGTCCACTAGAGACTGTACCAGAATAGGTATTAGCAACTATACCAGCTGCTCCAGGATTAAATGACATTAGTACAAACTGATCAGCCGAAAGTCTAGGGGTTGCGTCTGTATTAAAATTAACTTTGATGCCTGTAGCTGTATAGAGTGAATCTGTGCTAACAGATACAGACGTTGTATCAATGCTATATATATTTGCTTCGTTAAAGAAGTTTGAGTTAGTAATAAAACCGATTGTTGCAAATGTAAATGTGTTTCTACCTGTGGATGATACATCACCGTTTTGAATCATCTGCCAAGTGTTGCGGTTAGGTGTTGTCCATGTTACGTGTGTATGATCACTATTGGGGCCAAAATTTGCTATGCCAGAAGCAAAATTAACACCGTGAACAAATCTAACTCTACCATCAACAGTGAGTGGCTGTCCAGCATCAAAGTTTGTTCTGTTGAGTATATTGACACCGTATCCGGTTTGTGTACCGACTACATTTATCTGACTATTAAGGGATGAAATAATATTTGTTGTTGTAAACAAACTATTTGTATTAACAGGGCCTGTTAATGAACCACCGCTTAGCGGAAGATAATTTGACAGATTAGTACTTGCTAGAGACGAAAGACTAACTGTATTACCGTTAGATATACTAAGGTTATATGATGATGCGTTATAAGATAATGTTTGATTATCTGTAGCAGATGTTAAAAATATATCTGCTAAATCTCTACCACCAGATAAAATAGGTCCGAGAGAGCTTAACGTACCACGTATAGATAGTGCACTGTTTGGTCCAACCAATGTACCATCATCTCCAAAAATCCAATCGTTATTATCAAGAGTCGTTAATGTTATATCGTTACCAACACTATCGATTGTTATCGAGTTAGAGTTATTATCGTATGCAAAAAAACCGTAAGGTGATAAAAATAATCGGTTATAAAGTGTGCCAGTAAGAGGTGATTGAAGAGGAGATGATTCTGACTCAAGTACTAGGTTTATATCATCTTCAAGACGAATAGTGTTATTCGGTATTGTTAATGTACCATTAGAATTTAAAATAAGTGACTCACTACCTGCTACTAAGCGATCACTTTGACCGCCTCCACCACCTGTAAATATTGTAGCAAGATCTCTACCACCGGATAGATACTTACCTGTGACGTTTAAATCACCGTTCATTGTACCACCATCAGCATATTGTACCGCTACAGTGCCACCACCACCCGATGACATCATATTTTGACCAAACTCTTGACGTAACTTATTAACAGCTTCGCGAACTTGTTTCTCAATAATAGATTTTATATCTGTACCTTTAGCAATTTTTTCAGGTATCTTTTTATTCTTATCAGCTTGAGAAAGTTCTTTTACGTATGTGTTATTCGATTTTACAGGCGTCTCAGCTGCTGTCGGTTGTGGTTGTGCTACATTTTCTACTTCTTTTTGTTCCTGTATTTCAGGTAACCCTGTCTCGGTATTAAAAGAAGGTATTTTTTTAATTACAGTATTTTGCTTTTCTGTTACTTTAGCGCTTGCTTTTTTAGGTAATTTTTTAGCAACAGGTGTTACTTCTTCTTGCGTCTCAACCTCAGAAACATTATTATCTGTTTTTAACTTATTAATAAAACCGATAGTAGCTTCTTTAATCTGTTCATCGGTTTGTACTTTCTTATCTTCCTTAACAATAGAAGCCATATTACTAAGAAATTTAGCAAATGGATCTGTAACTACTTCTTGCTCTTCTATTTGTTTAAACTCTTTCGGCTCAGTTTTTTCTAAATTTTCCGCTAAGGTACTTAAAAAGCGTTGAAACGGATCTGCAACTATCTCTTGCTTACTATTGTCTGATACAGTACTCTCAGGATCTACCTGATCGACTACCTTTTTATAAAAATCTATAATATCATCAGACATGGCTTACTGTATTGTATTTATTACAGCTAATAAAATACACAAGACCTGTTAATAAAATTATGCGGCTGGTGTAGGTGTTTCTGCTGCTGGTTCAGGTGCCGGAGCTCCAGCCGCTGCTGCTTCAGGTGGTGCTCCTGTAGCAGGTGTTTCAGCTGGTGTTGTTTCACCGCCTACTGGAGCTGATCCACCAAACTCAGGAATTTCAGAACCGCCAGTAGAACCACCACCGCCTCCACCGAGTGAGGTAGATCCTTCACCGCCCTCAGTGCCAACTCCTGCAGCTGCTGCTAATTGCTGTCTAAAATCAGGACCACTATTTTGAATCTGTTGAAGTTCCCATTTAAGAGCAGAATCTTTCTTCAACCATTCTCTATTTTCACGCATTAAGTCATCAGACCAACCGAGATAATATTTGATAGCGTAAGAAGGAGCAATAGCTTCATTCTGCGTAGCCTTAAGGAAGTTATCAAACTTAATGTTTAATAACTGCTGCTCACGCATTGCCATGAACGATGTCGGTATGTTAAACTCGATATGTATAGCGCGTTCTTTTAACTTATACTGCTTATAAAGACCTTTTAATTTAAGATGGGTTATGAAGGTATCTCTTATTGAGGTAGCAAACTGACGCTGTATTCGAATAATGAAGCGTGCAAAGCGTAATTCATCACGAGTAATCTCAGCACCATCCTTAAACGGTGTATCGGGTGTCATGAACCTCGATACAGGAACCTTTAATGAGTTATAAAGCTTCTTTAAGAAGTAATTAAGATCATCTAACTGACCAAGGTTTTGACCGCCGGGTAGTGTAGATACTTCAGTACCATTGCCTTGTGCGTCCTTTGTAAACCAATAAGCATCTAACATCGACTGTGGATCGTAAACGTTGGTTACACGTCCACCTTGCTGGCTGTCGTAATTCTTCTTTGACCAGTAAGACTGCATTAAGCGTTTGAGGTACGCTTCAGCCTTAGGTGCAGGCATATTACCAGTATAAACTTTGAATACAAGGCGTTCAGGTGCTCTTACAAGACGATAGATAACAATAGAGTCTTCAATGAGTGAGAGCTGTCTGTAAGCACGCTTTGCATTTTCAATATAAGGAAGACGAATTGATTTATATTCATTCCAAATACCTGATTGAACGTAACTAATCTGAGCTTTGTTCATAAAGAACAACTCTTCTTGATCCTTACGGTTCATTGAATTGGCAGGGCCAACAACAGGCTTACGTATCAAGAAACCTTTAACAAGATCATTCTGTACATTCTGATAAACAGGATTTATTAATTCAGCAGGTATCGATACAAGACCAACTATACCGAGATGCTTACGGTCGTCGTCGATAATGTTTTCAAAAAACAATTCACCGTCAATTAAGAATTGTCTAAAATATTCCCATCCTAAATCTTCTAATTTGAATATCTCAATAAACTTTTTAAATTCTTTCTCAACTACATCTTTAACTTCTTTTGAATAACTACCACGAAGGTTAAAATTAACAATAGTATCGTTTTCATCTTTTACAATACATTCATCACAAATTTCATCGATACAATCAGATAATTCAGCATATGCTGCCATTCTTCTGTAATCTTGTAAACGTCTTGTCTTGTCTTTATCGACGTTTGCGTAAATAAATGCCTGATAATCTTTATTGATTAATATAGAATCAGATCCACCTATAGCATTCTGTAAGTTCGGATCCTGTATAAAAACAGATTCATCCTGAATGAGTTCGTCTCTTTTCGGTGCTACATCCTTAAAGTCTTGGTACTTAGGATTCCTCTGAAGCATGCTATCAATAATTTGATAAGCATAAGGAAGCCTAGATATAAAAGCACCTAAGAGTGTTGTAGATGGAAACGCTTGATCTTGAACTGGTCCGGTTGTATTACCGGGGATAGCATTATTGTATGTATAAGCTTGGTGAATCACTTGTATTATTTATTAAGATTTAATCGAACATCAATGCCGGAAAGGAAAGGTGGCTGATAGTTTATAAATGTTGAAAATTCAGACATAGAGCTTAGATAAGGATTATATGTGTTTTTAAAGCTATATTTAGTTAATGAACCGTAACCTGCTTCATTTTCTATAATAATATCAACCTTACCAGCTTTCAAGGCAGAAGGCATAGTAAATACTAACGAATCATCATTGTTAGATATGAAACTGCTACTGAGTAGTTTCATGCCATTGAAACCTGGAAACTTAGAAGAGAGCGTAGGCTCTGTTGAAAAAGGATTATAATATACTGTATTAAAATTAGTATTACCGGAGAGGTAAACATTCTTTATATCGAAGAATGATTTACCATGTACAGCAAATGTGTTTGAAGCAGATGTATAAGCGTAATACGGTTCAATAGAACGAGGTTGCGGTACACCGTTTATAGTTATTCTTTCTGTTGTTTCAGGATTTAACTGATCAAGACTATATTTTGTATGAATACCAGGCTCGGTACTATAATCAGCATTAATAGTAAATATTTTACCTATCTCTTTATCCGGAGCAGCTTTAAATAGCCAACCTTTAAACGTAAAGGATGTCGATCCTTGTACGCGCGCAACTTGAGAAGCATTAACATCAGTTGAGTAAGTAGTATTAACATTACCAGACCAAATAACCTGACTGCGTATTTCATAATCTGGCATAGAAGGAGTACGCCAGGAAATAACAATATACGGATCGTAATAAGGGACAAAGTTAGTTACTATCTGATCATAATCTTGTTGGTAACGAGCTAAAATATCGAGGTTAATAGTTAAATCAATAGGTAAAGGTTGTAAGAAATTTTTTGTCGTTGTTATATTCGACCCGGGTCCATACGACCCTAATATTTTGTTAAACACCCGATTGGAGTCTCTTGTTATACCTCCATTGGAAACAGCAACAACCGGTAGTTGTATATTTTGTGCTTTATCTAATAGATCAAGAAGAACGCGTTGCTTCGGTGCATAAACAAAACGTACCTTTAAACTATCTTGAGGGTCTCGACTATGATTATATCTCTTTACGATAATGTCATCCATAGCACTAATAAACATAGTAAACATCGTTTCTAGTTCCCAATCAAAAGTGTATTTTCTCATTTCTCTATAACCTTATTTAATTTATTAGCATAAGTGATTTTATTAGAAAGGCTTATTTTATAACGATGTTCTGCTGTAAATTTTTTGCTTTTATTATTAGACGGTTGACCTTTTCGAGCTTTACTAATAGCTTCTCGTTGCATAGCTGACATCGGTCCACGCGGTTTAAAAGTTTTACCTTTACGGGAATCACTAATTGCTTTTCGATGTTCAGCAGACATAGGTCCGCGTGGTTTTCTAGCAGCACACTGTTCAGGTGTAAGTTTTCTACCTTTATTAGCTTCACTTATTTTAGCTTTTGTTTCAGCAGATACGATCATACCCTTTTTTGACTCACTTACAGCAATAGCATGCTTCTTTCTTAGCC